GTTCAAGCGCAAGTACCAATGGGCGGCGAGTGGAAAGATGCCGTCGTAAAGTTTAAATGTTAAGGGAGATAGAAATGCTCGTAGAAGATAAGGTTAGCCATTCCGCCGTTTCAGAGGCATATTGCCTTCTGTCATCATACATTCGTGAAGAAGGTAAGCTGGGAGCCAATTACGACAAAGAAAAGATTTTAGAGTTTTGTAAGTTTGTTGCGGAAATTTTGAAGCACCCAGAAAACTTTGTGAATGAGGTAGAGCGTGATAACACAGCAGGCGTTGATAGCAACTAGTATTTGGTTAGTTGCAATTGTAATCGTATATGGGCATTCAGGTTTCGATAAGATACGTGATTGTTATGGCATGTGGTTTACTAAAGAATACTGGACAAACTACAATATTGTCGAAGCCCTATCATGGGCAGCAAAAGCAATCATCATCATTCCAGGTTTGATTTGGGGTTATCAAATCTGGTGGTTATACTTCCTAACCCTAGCAACGTCACTCTCACTAATCTGGGCCAGCAATAAGAAGTTGTTGCCAACACTAGTTGGTTTCAATACCATCTGGGCTTGGATTAGTTTGATGGTGATATCACAACACATTTTCTAACATAAAGGTGAACATAATGAATAAGGTATTTCTAGCAGCCGCCCTAGTTCTAGGTCTAACTGTTTCCGCTTCCGCTCTAACAACCCTAGATGAAACTCACAACGGAAAGACCGTTGCTGTTCCAGGCGCTACTAAGAGCAATGGTGTTTATGCACCAGCAGCACAATACACTCCACATGGTCTAGTTGTTACTGCACCTCCAGGCGCTGACGTTGACGTTGACAACGATGGTTCTGATATCTCTATTGATATCACTCCAAAGGGCAAGCGTGGTCTACTAGGTCTAGGTGTTCTAGGTCTATGATCCGCTACTTTGCTATGATTGCTGTGGTGCTTTTTAGCACCTCGGCTTTCGCCCACAATCATGTTCCTTATGGAACATACTATAATCCTGTGCAAGATCCACCATTCGCTGGTGACTGGTCTGTTCCGGTTCATCGTGGTATGTATTGTGTTGGTGGAACCTGGCACTATGGTTGGCTTCGTCCATGGGAACGTTCTCCTGTGATCAAGCCATCATGTGGTACGGCAATCTATCAGATTAACTAATGACCATTTCGTTTAACGAGATAAAAAGTCTCTTTAACGAAGATGAATGGGATGTAGGGTATCTTTCTGCGGAAGCACTAAGAAGATGTGCCCTACATCCTATTAAACTAATCAACCTTTACATACCAGAAAACTTCACCAACAACATATACTTTAAAGAAACCGAAGCTATAGTCCTGATACGATCAGGTCATACTTGGGATTATACCTTGTATGGTGAGTCTACAGATATTCTTAGCAAAACGAATTACAAGTTTCACCAGATACACACCAACTATAAAGAAGCTGCCATATTGGCAGGTCTTGGCGTTCGTGCTAGAAACTCTCTGATCTATTCTTACAAGTTTGGTTTTGATCATCATATTGCCGCTTTCAGGTTTGATGAGAAGATCACCGAGATACCAACCCATACTAGAGTAAACTACAAACTATGGAACAGATGTGTTGGTTGTGATGATTGTATCAAGGCTTGTCCTGTCAATGCTATTCATGCTGATGGTGAACCATTGTCATGGTGGTTGGATTCAGGTAAGTGTAATGACTTTCTAACATATGGTAATGATAAGAGCATTCCATCAGTAAAACAGTTCTGGCATAAAAATCTGTATCCAGAAATACCTGATGAGAAGATAGAGGAACTAACATCGTCATCTGATCCTATTGAAGGTACTATAACGGCGACAGATAGATATAAAAGAGGTCTACAGCCGTGGGAAAGAAACCTGCCATGGAACAAGAATGGTTATAGTTTCGATGGTCAAGTGGTCAGAAAAGATGGTCAAGCGGTTGATGTTCCCATATGTCGTGAATGTACCTCACAACCTAGATGCTCAAAGTGGAATGGAAAGTTCCCTTATAACAAGGAACAAACATGATTGTCATCGATAACCTGTTTACGAAGAATGAACAAGACTTGATTGAAACCTCGGCGCTCCGAACACCGTGGTTCTATCAAGACAATACGTGTGACTTCTCTTACATACCAAACTATCCTAATCATATAAATGGTACGAGAGAAACGCCGTTCTTTGTGAATATGTTGTTTGATGAGTTTAAACCACAGTCAGAGTATTTCAAATACTTTGCACCAATCGTAGGTGCATTGGAGAGACACACCAAACGAACTTTCATGAAAAGGCTGTTTCGTATGAAGGCTAACATGTATATGAGACAGCCTGACTATCCAGACGGTCATTTCCATACACCACATGTGGACGTGTATGATGAAAAGACAGATACGATTGGTGAAGGAGAAATTTTTCTATACTATGTTGACAAGTCTGATGGACCTACATATATGTTCAATGAGAGGTTTCCATCAGAAACGGTGACCAAACGTGCTACGGTGTCACCGGAGAAGGGAAAGGGTGTTCTATTTGATCTACAGACACTTCACGCCAGTTCTCCACCTAGAATACATGAGAGACGGATTACTTTAAACTTTGTATTCACTAAATAGTATTGTCCAATTCCGGACGATATTATGGAGCTTCTTATGAACCTCGCAAACCTAACTGCTAACTGGAAGACCACAGTGATGGCTTTGATTCCATTGCTTGCTTATGGTCTAAAGTTCGCTGGTGTATGGCCAGAGTCAATGCCACTTCCTCCATTGGATGAAGTATGGCCATTTCTTCTAGGTCTAGTTGGTGTTGGTGTTGCCGCTAAGGACAACAATGTCACCAACGCTTCACATCCAACGGATCCAACCAAACTCTAACGCTCAATACGGGCTTTAGAATCCGTTAGATACTTACGAATGGCATCGATGGAGGCCTTACAACGAGTGTTATTCTTATAGAGTTCAACAATCGTTTTGGCCACCTCGGTGTCATTTAGTGTCTTATAGTTTGGCCACTTTGTCTTGATAGGACAATCATACATTTGCTCTGGTGGTGTTATGACTTCCACTTTTGTTGTAATTGCGGTAGACTGGCAACCAGCCAAGAATAGGCATACGATTAGTAGTCTTTTCATTGTGATAGTTCCTTGAAGGTTCTCTTTAAGACTTCCGATGATTGTTTCTGATCCTTGGGTTGGGTGTCAAGATATACATCAAGGCTCTTAAACTTCTCATTCATCTCAATAGTCTTGTTTTTGAGGTCAGCCACAATCTCGGTGCTTTCTTTCAACATAGCAGCGGTATCTTCCATTGCTTTTCTTTGTTGCTCGAAGGCTTTTTCTATTTGCTGTGACTTGTATTCGAACAAGGCTTTTGTTTCAATGGAAGACTTCCATATATAAATGCCGCCGCCTACCATGACGGAAAAAATGAGTCCTAAAACAAGATTGATTGTCCAACTATTAATAGGCATCTTGACACCTCCGAGGCTTCTGCTATAATATATAGTATTAGGAGAGGAAGCAATGATCTTATGTTCCTGTAACGCCCTATCTTCCAATACTGTTAAACAAATCCTTGAGCATCATGAAGGTGATGTTCCGTCCGTGCAAGAGATTATGGAAAAGCACGGTTGTTCCGTAGTCTGCGCTTCCTGCGCTTATAACATCAAAATTGAAATAAGGAAACATTATGAAAGTCTACATCGGTCCGTATAAAGAATGGTGGGGTCCCTACCAGATCGCAAATCTCATTCCATTCGCAAGTGAAGAAACCAGAGACAAGATTGGTGATTGGCTTGCCAAGACTTGGGTGAGTGATCTTTGTGAACGGATTCATAAAATCCGTGGTGAACGTGATATCAAGGTGCGTATCGACAAGTATGATACTTGGTCAATGGATCACACTCTCGCCTATATCATCCTTCCAATGCTCAAGCAACTACAAGAAACCAAGCACGGTTCTCAATTGGTTGATGACGAAGATTTGCCTCCATATATGCGATATGGCAATCCTGATGGTTATGATAACTGGGTTCATTACAGATGGGAATGGGTTCTCAATGAAATGATCTTTGCCTTTGAAAGCAAACTTGATGATTCCTGGGAAGATCAGTTCCGCCATGGTGAAACAGATTATGAGTGGACTCTTGTTTCAGGCAGTGAAGATGATGAAAACGCCATGTATCAAGTAAATCAAACCAATCCAGACTATTGGGTTGACTTTGATGGCATGAAGTTGTATAATGACAGAATACAAAACGGCTTCCGACTATTCGGAAAGTATTATCAGGGTCTATGGGACTAAGGAGATTGCGTATGATTTTTAATGGTAAGAAAGTTGATGTCCTCGCTGAGGAGTTTAAGCAGCGTGCCTTTGATGGCAAGTGGGAGAGAATTGTCAAGATTATGGATCTTGATAACACATACACCTTTATAGGTGAAAATGGGAGCCGAATGAGCCACATTCCTACGAAGTGGGTCACGGTCGGCGTTTATGACTATCTAATGGAGATTGTAAACTAATGGCAACAAATGTAACACTTATCAAGTTCCTCGGTGGTGAGGAAGTTATCGCTGAGGTTCTATCAGAAACCGATAGCACACTTACAGTTAAGAATCCTGTCCGTATCGTTGTTATTCCGGACCGTATGGATGCCAAGACACCACAGGTTGGTCTTGCTCCATATCTACAGTTTAGTGAAACGAAAGAACTTACATTCAATCGTAACCTGGTTGTAACAACAGCAGTACCACTAACAGACTTTCTAAATCAGTATAACAGTCTGTTCGGTGGAATCCAGTTACCTTCAAGCAAGATTATCACACCTTAATGAATAACTTTTATACTAATGTTGAGGTATGGGGTGGCAAGATCCTGTACCGTGGTGTCCAGAATGGCCGTCGGGTTAGTCAAAGAATTGATTATAACCCGACGCTATTCGTGCTTTCCGACAAGCCAACAAAATACAAGACCATTCACGGACAGTATGTTGGGCCTGTTAAGCAAGGTTCAATCCGTGAGGCTCGTGACTTTATCAAGCAATATGATGGAGTTGCAAGTTTCAAGATTTATGGCAACAATCGTTATCAGTATTGTTTCATTGCTGACGAGTTCCCTGGCCAGATTGATTGGAACATCAACGACATTAACGTTGCTAACATCGATATTGAAACGGGTTCTGACAATGGCTTTCCTGAACCTGACGATGCCAATGAACCTCTAATAGCTATCACAGTTCATATGAATAACATGTTCACTACATTCGGTTGTGGTGACTATGATAACACTCGTGACGATGTGATCTATTACAAATGTTCGGATGAGTTTGACCTTGTCCGCAAGTTTGTTGGCTGGTGGCAATCTAACACACCTGACGTTGTGACTGGCTGGAATATTGAAGCGTTCGATATCCCTTACATGGTCAACCGTATCATCAAGCTATTTGGTGATAGTGAAGCTAAGAAGCTATCACCTTGGAATGTTATATCTCCACGACTCGTTGACGTTGGTATGAAGAAGGTGAATACTTATGGTATTCTTGGTGTGCCTCTACTTGATTTCATGAAGCTATACCGCTGGTATGCTCCTGATGGCAAGTCACAAGAATCCTATAAGTTGGATAATATTGGTCATGTTGAATTGGGTGAACGCAAGTTATCATATGACGAGTATGGCTCTCTCCATAACCTGTATAAAGAAAACTATCAAATGTTCATTGACTATAACATCAAAGACGTTGATATCGTTCGCAGGTTGGAAGAAAAGCATAAGCTAATTGAATTGGCTCTTACTCTCTCATATGATAACAAGTGTAACTATGAAGATGTGTTTACACAAGTTCGCATGTGGGATGTTATCTGTTACAATCACCTCAAGGCAAAGAACATTGTAGTTCCACCTATTGAAAGGCATGAGAAAGATGCTGCATACGTTGGTGCTTATGTTAAAGACCCTATTGTGGGTTTTCACAATTGGGTGGCTTCTTTCGATGTTAATAGCGAGTATCCGTCTGTTATTATGGGAAGCAACATTTCTCCCGAAACGATTGTTGAGGCTGACGATTATACTGATGATATGCGTCGTCTTATCTCCGATGGGGTATCCGTTGATAAACTTCTTTGTAAGGGCATCGACACATCTTGCCTTAACGCTGACAATGTTTGCCTGACAGCTAACGGTCAGTTCTATCGCCGTGACAAGCAAGGCTTTATGCCTGAAATGATTGAGAAGATGTTTGCTGACCGCAAAATCTATAAGAAGGCTATGTTAGATGCTGAAACAAAATACGAGGTTGAGACTGACCCGCAAAAGAAAGCACAACTCAAAAAAGAGATTGCTAAGTTCAAGAACCTGCAACTCTCTAAAAAAGTTTCGCTCAATTCGCTATACGGTGCGTTGGGGTCTCAATACTTTAGGTTCTTCGATCTACGGAATGCCATCGCCGTCACGACCACTGGTCAGCTTTCGATCCGCTGGATTGAAAACTCAATCAACTCATACCTAAGAAAGGTATTAAAGACAAATGAAGATTTCGTTATTGCAGTCGATACTGACTCCGTGTATCTTAACCTTGCAGAAGTGGTACATAAGACGCTGCCT